CATCGAACTACTCTTGTGTTCGATGCCATTTGTGGAGCCCTCCGGCGGTGTGGACCGTCAGCGGGGAAGATGGACCCTTCATACTTGATGGATCTGTCCCTGTCGCGTTTCGCGACCGATCAGATCCTGAAAAGTTGGGAACATCTTCTTGGGCAGTGGGGTAGGGATCCGAAAACCTCTGTGAAGGAGCTGTGCATGACACTCTCCTTTTGCAGGTGCGTCCATGAGTGTCTCGCGGACGCAGATCCGGTTTTCGAACGATCCCCCATCTCCTGCTATGGGCCTCTCTTCCGGCAGCTAGGTAAGGCTCCGAGCCGACCTATGCTCGTCAAATGGATCAAGCATATGACTGTTTGGCCGCTTGCCTTCTGGCAAGCACAGGAAATGCCTGATCCTCCGGAAGGTTACGTGGAGGCCTTGGGTTCGGACAAGTTCCATTTTCGGCTTCAGGGCAGGGCCCAGAGGCACTTTCGGAACTTGTTGGTGTCGCGCCGCTCTCACCAAGCGGCTCGGGTCATGGTTGCCTTGCTCCAAGGCGCGAAACGGGGTTGCGACCCCGTGTCGGAAGACTTTGTGCAGGAGACCTATCTCAAACACAAGAAAAGTCTTTCGACGCCAGTGGCCCCACTGTCTCCGGAATGGCAGGTCAAGTACAAGGAGTACTTTCGACGCCTGTGGACCGGGGACAAGGGAAAGGGGCATCAGCGAGCGCCTGTGGGCTGGAGGGAGTCATTTCGAAAGGCTCCCAGCCCTGGCTGGAATGCTTGCTGTGAGGAGGCCCGGAGTGGTGGAGGACGTGCAGGCCATGTGCACCAGATTGTCCGGAGTTGGTACTTCGGGGCTGGTGACATGCTCGGCTCCCAGGAGGAGCTCGTCGGGGCTCGTGAGATTCGCCCCGGCCAGGTTGCCTGGTCCCACATCTCTCCGACTTTCCTTCCGGAGGTCCCATACTGGGAGGCTTTGAAACGGGCCAGTTCCGAGATGGACTGGTCGACAGCTCCGCGTGCCAAAGTGGCCGCGGTCATCGAGCCTCTCAAGTGTAGGACCATCACGAAGGGGGAAGGTCTCCTCTACTGGCTTTCTGGAGCAGGCCAGAAGGCGGCCCTGGCACGACTGCAGGAGTTTCCGCAGTTCGTCCTCACGAG